CAAGTATTCCACATCGGTAGCGTCACCGATAGCAATCTGTGCAGAGCGTCTCACGTTACCTGCTACCACGATGCGACCGACGATGTTCATAATGTCAAGGCAGTCCACTGAAGTCAGGCATCCCCCGTTCTTCCCGTTGAGCAGCTTGTTAATCTCGAACATACCCCAAACCAAATCCTCAGGACCGCTTGCTACGCCGCCGAATCCCTTGATAGGTGATCCCTTAGATCGGATCAGATGAGTCGCGAACGTAAACCCTTTACCCGTGTAGAAAGATGCCTCAAGAACTCTTTTAAGGAGCTCAACCCACCCCTCCCTACTATCAGGTACAATAAAATCAGCGTCATTTCGATCTACTCTTTCAATGATTACGTCCTTAAACGGAGGGCGCAGCCCGTCTATGTACTCCCTTTGAATGTTGAATCCAACTCCGCTGCCAAGCATGAGCATCTCGAATGCCCACGTAAATGGACGCACCTCTTCGTCAACGACTACGAACGCACAGTTCTGCAACGAAGGCAAGCCAAGCTTGTCTACGGTCTCTGTGCCTAGCTGCCACAAGAAACGTCCAGCCACCGTGCCCTTAAGGTTGAGCATGATGTCTCGTATCTCTTGCTTGTCTACTTCGTTGAAGCCACATCCAAGCTGATCGTTGCAAGCATTGATTACTCGCTCTACGGTTTCAGGCCATTCTTCTGTGCGATTTTCAACGGCTCGTGCATAGGTTCTTTTGAAGACGGGGTAACCTACCTCCCCCCATGGAATGGAAGAACTCATTTTTTAAAAGTGTTTGTTTGGTGTATTGGTGTTTAGCTTTTACAGGGGGGCAAATCTACTTATAATCTGCGTAGTAGTACCACACTCTGTATGAAGGAATTGACATCAAATCAAGGATTGAAACCTTGGTTATAACGTCAAGTCTATCCTTCCTTTGATACTTCTTTTTGTATGCGTCGAAAGGGTGTTTGACGAATACGTCTTCTACATTCTCTTCGCAATATCTGGCAAGATCTTCCCTATTTACAATGCAGAATCCTCCTTCTTCAGGCATGTCAAAGGCAATGATGGTAGCTCCTCCGTACATCCATCCAGTGTTGCCGCTGACATTCTTGAACTCGCACCATATCTCGTGAGGCATGTTGTTTCCTTTTACGTCAACGCCCCATCTACCAGCGCCGTCATAAGCCATCCAGAAATCTACGTGTTCTCTGGTGTCTTCTGCGCTAGTAGATTTTTCTACGGTAAGTCCAAGTGCTTGAGCTGCCGCCTTGAATCTGGCCTCAGCTACCTTACCCGTTGTAGTCGAGTAGGCTCGTCTGTTTTGATTTACCATTGAGATGGTTATGTTGTTCGGCGTACTGAACTGCGGCCTCCCTTATCATATCCATCTCATACCCTGCCTTGGCCCTAAATGAAGAAACCAAATTCGTCACCTGACCTGGGTGCGTCTTTGCTTCTCCGTTGCTATCAAACAGCTCCTCGTAGAGATCTACGGCTGCCATCTGTATCCTTTCTGTAGCGAGTGCGTACACTCTCGCTAGCTCCAACTTTGTTATGTCCGTCATTCTTTATGATTCTTATTGCCTCTTCTATCTGCTCTCTATTCTTAACGATAAAGAGCTTTGGTGTTTCGCCAAGATCCGAAAGATAACGAAGGAAAAGCTTCCATCTCATAGGAAAGTCGTGATGAGATGGAGTAAAACCTTTTGTCTCTATGATCCACGACCTATCCTTTGCTACGAAGTCTGGAGTGTACTTAATCGCAAGAACTGCTTTACCAGTTCTATCTGACAGCTCTTTAGAGGAGGCAGTCATTTTATGATACACGCCCTCATACTTGAACTGATCCACAAGTGTATACTCCACTTCTTCGTAGTCAAAGTCTAGGCCGTGATCACAAAGCAAATCAGCGCACTGCTTTTCGAGTCCGCTTTTGTAACGTCCCAGCTGCTTCTTGCGAGCGCTGGCCCGTGGTGGCGTCCCCCGTTTTGCTCTCTTCACTCGGCAAAGTTACAACACAAAGCCGACAATAGAGAGAGAATTAAGCGTTAATTGAACTGATGGTACACATTGAACTGTAAACCAACAGGATCGAACAGTTCTTTTCCAGTAGAATTCACCCTGAAAGCAGTCATCGGAGTGTTCATTGTGAACGTAACGGGGTTGTCTATTGGCGATGGAGCGCCTCCAGTCTCCGTTTCCCTGACTTTCCTAACGTGAAACTCAGTCGTCTTACGTAGGCTTACGTCTGGTGCTTGAACCTTCCTGTGTATGGTGATGAAGCAGTCTGCTCGGTTCACGAACTTGCCTCCACCTTCAGTGTCCTCTGCGTATGGAGCCACAGGGAGTCCATCATCACCCTTCCTACGCTGAGCTTCTGTTACGGCGTGCATGTTCAGCCACACAGCGATGTCGTTTGCTTTGCTGAACGTCAGGAACTCAGACGCTGCCTCGTAGTGGTAGTCGTGCACCCCGATGTTTGAGTTGCCCATGTCAAGCTTTAGGCTGTTGTACGGGTCTACAAACACCGCATCCACAGCCTGCTGACGCAGCACCTTCTCAAGGAACAGGATAATCTCTGCGTAGCTATACACTTGGTTGTTGTTGATCACGGTGAAGTGCTCTTGAACCCACTTGTAAGCAGCCTTGCGCTGATCATACGACATCTCATTTACGCGCCTGTTGAACCCGAACTGCATCAGAGTCATCTTAAGCGAAGAGGTCCTGTTCTCAGAAGAGTACACAACCCACTTCCATCCATGCCGTACAGTAGCATTCACCATGAGATAAAGCGCCATCGTAGTCTTACCTACGTTGCTGTGTCCGTTGATGATTAGGAACTCTTTCTTGTACCTGAAGTACTCGTCAAGCTTTGCGTCACCCGTATCCAGCCCTACTTGTATCTCTCCATTTGCATAGCTGTCAATCCACCTGAAGTCCTCATCGTCAGACGATATGAACGACATGTCCCCATCACTCAAGAGCATCTCACGCTGAGCGCTCTTCTCATTCGAGACGAGGGTTTTGATTGGGTCTTTCTTCCCAAGCTCTATCCCGTCACGTATGGTGATCATAGCCTGCTCCTCAGAGTCTATGTTACGCTTGCATATCTCCCTGTGAAGAATCCGAATTGCTTCGTCCTCCTCCATACGCCCAGCTGAGACATACCCGCCACACAGTCGTGCAGCACGAAGCAGTGCGGTATGCTTGTTGCCATCCTCTGCGACACGTATCATTTTGGCGGCGAGGTTTAGCTTCATGTAGTCCGTGTAGTGGTCACGAACCACGGCTACCTGAGTGTCTGCTCTCTCACTAGAGAACGCCCCGAACTTTGAAGCAGACTCGTTGACGATTATGTCTGGGTCGTGAGACTCAAAGCACGCCCTAGATTCGTTGATTCCAGAGTCGTCAGGGGTAATCCCGTATTGCTTGTTGAAGTAAACCTTGAGCGCCCTAAAGTGGTCTCTGTGTCGCTCAGGATTTGTAATCCTTACGAGCACCTTGATGCCGTCACCTGATGGCGACATCCATGCAGAGTAAACGTATTGGTCAGTACCAATAGTTGACTTTGTAAGCGTCACCTCTTCTGGTGTTGACCCAACGTGATCGAAGTCAAGCACGATGAATCCGCTGTGGTCAAACAGCCCGTCATCAGTACGATCAGAGAACTGACCGCTGAACAGGACGATAGGCAGTTTCTTCTTTGACTCCTTGTCACCGCTGCGGACAAGCTCTATGGTCTTCTCGCTTGATCCGTCTTGAATCCTGCGAAGCGCCAGGCCCAGAGAGATATACCTAGGGGACTTAGTGTGGTATATGCTCTCGAATATAGTTACTTGCATTTCAGCTCTGCTGCTTTGTTCAAGTACCAGTTAGCCTTCATGACGTCTTTGTCTGCGGTCTCCCCCAGCTTTGACCCTGCTCGCATCTTGTACTTGAAAGCGTTCATCTCACAAAAGATGAGGAAGTTGTCGAGACCCCACACATCAATCATCATCTCCCATGTTTCCATCTTCAGAGTGAGACAGGCAGTACACCTCTCGTGTGTAGATGGTCTTGTCTTTCTTAAACCCCACCTTTAAGGTCTGGTAGTATATGTCTTTCTTCATGAGATCTCTATCCTAAACTTTCGCTTGATCAAAGGGACCATGTCTTGCATAGACAGTGTCATCCCTGAACAATCGGTTGACTTCATCAGCACGCAGTTGTCCCCGTTTTTGTTCGTGATGCATAAGATCACGTAATCATCTTCATTCGCAGGGATATGCACCTCGTAGTCCTTATGATCGGACATCACGCAGAAGAAAGAAGTACTGCCTCCGTTGTTGTTGACCCCACTAAAAGAATGAGGGCTGAAGAAATTTACACTCTTCAACCCCCATTCAATAGCGGCATACAAGCCAAAGAACTTAGAAGGGGAGGTCCTCGTCTGCTGCACTCGGCTTCTTAGAGTAAGAAGACTTTGACTGCTGGTTCTCCTTTGCCTTCTCGCTGTTGGGGTCCCACACGGTGGCAAATGACTTGCCATTCTTGCTTACCCCTACAGTGATGAACACGTTTCCGCCAGTACCGTCAGGTTTTACAGCGGTGGCATACCGCTCCATGAGGTCCTTAAGTTCAGGAACCTTCAGTCGAAGGCGTTGTGATACATACTTGCCGTTAGGATCAAGTTTCGGGTCTTCAGCATATCCGATGAATACGGAATCATACTTGGTTGAGTTTTCGCTCATTTGAAAAAAATTAAAAAAGGTTTATTGCGATAATCATTATTACGAAGTACACTATGACAGCAAGTGCTGAGGTGATTGTGTTGTTGAATCGGCTCATACTTCGAATGTCATGTAGTCTGTCTCGCCTGCTGAGTCATCATTCAGCCAAGCTGAGATCTTAGTTATTGCGTTGAAGAACTTCATCTCTCCTCGGAAGAGGCTTTCTTGTGAGCACTTGACGACCGCTGGTAGATATGGGTATGTCTTCTCTTGCACAACCCAATAGAAGTCGTCGATCCCTGTAAGCTTGCAGTAGAGATAAGCTTGTATGTCGTAGCACAGCTTGTTGACGTCATACCTAAAGCCATCGACGCTACGTGTAGACTTGCTGTCTGAAATAAAGCCACTGCCAAGGCAATCAAGATAACCCTTGATAATAACGCCATTGATCTCTCCATATACTTCTTTTTGGTAATCACCCTTCAGGTAGGTGTCTAAGATGCCACACACTCGGAGGCGGTCTACCATGGCTATCGCCTGATCCCAGTCCTCTTGGGAGCACACTAGCACGCCACTATCAAACAGGTCGATCCGCATCTTTTCTTTTATCTCTTTGAACTCAGCAGTCGCCTCTGGTCTTTTAGAGCTTGCGGTTTTTCCGCTGCACATACCGAGGATTTCTTGGTTACTAAGAACCTTGTAGGTAGCCTTAGCCCTGTCCAAGTCAAACAATATAGCGTCATACATACTTCCAAATTCCAGAGCGTCAGATTTGTATTCCACCTTGCCCTTCATGTGGAGATCAAAGAGAGCGATGTCAGTTAGCGCCTTCTTTAAAGAGGAGTACGACAAGTGTTCCTTGTTGTACCTCTGCATCAGCATCTCTGGTATCCTCATCGAACGAACTTCTTGATGGCTTCTTTCTGCCGATCATCCTCACGGGCCTGTGCCTGCACATTGATTACGTTACCTTCGAAGTCAAAGACGACAACTTCAGCACGGACATACACGCGGCCTTCGTGAGATACGATGTAGTCGCTAATCGTCATGCCGAGTTCGTGCTTGGCGAGCAGCGGCTTCACTGCTTCCAGGATGTCCTCGCATGAGCGGTAGTTGTACTTCCCGAAGCTGTTGAACTGACCCTTGGGGGCTTTTAACTCCGCTTGAATAGCGGAGAGTTTCTTGTGAATAGACATTGAAATAAATTAAAAGGGTTTGTGTTTAGAGAAAGAGATGCGGCTTGTTTCATCGGGCTTTTACACAGCAGCCTGTTACGGGATCTCCCCGCACACCATGAGCAGCATCTCAGGTAGGTCAGCGTTCTGACCAAAGATCTTTTACGATCGAGTGCACCTTTACGTAGGAGCAGACGAAGTTGAGCATGTTATGTGTTGACTTGAGATACAGCTTGTCGAAGTCAGTTGACCCCGACATGTTGCCTGCTACGGTATCGATTTCAAGATCTGGAGTGACGTGCATACCAAGAATCTTTTTTGCTTTCACAAGGCTTTCCGTGTATCCCTTGAATCCGTCAGAGTATTCTCTGAGTGTTGAGGCTACGTCTATGGCAGACCAATCGTTAATGCCTTGGTCTACTATGTCTCCGATGATGATCGACTTAGATGGGCGAGATATTGACTCGTCATCCATGATCATAGCTATAACCTCAGATTCTGTTACCATCGTTGATGTATACTGATCGAACAAGTTTGACGTTTCCTCCTCGGCTAAAAGCGAAGCTTGCACTTGGAGTGACATAAGTTACGCCGTCTAACTCATACGAGTACGTCTCTTCCCAACCTGAATAATCTGATGATTGACGCTCTGTTTCAGGTGAATGTGACATGTGTTTGGGGTTTTGTGATGCTGCAAATCTACGTCAGAAAACAAGTACGAGTCAAGGATTTGGTGAGAAATTGTCTCCATCCTCGTGCTCGCAGGTTTCTTGTTTCGTGGCTGGGGCTGCGCCCAGCGATCGAAGCAGATGGTGAACATCTTGGTTTTGTTCGGCAAAGTTCTTCTCGCAGCATGGCTGCGCTGTTGGCTCTTGTGAGGAGCATGAGATCATGGTCACTGCCACGATGGGGATCATTTTATTCATGGTGTATTTGTAGGCTTTGCCCATCATTAAAGGGCGAACTGCCCATCAATGAAGGATTTTTCCATCACTTCTTCGGCTAACTTGTACAGGGGGTCATATCCATTCCACGACATCACGTTTCCTTCGTGCCTATCCCGATGATACAGGATCGTAGTGTGATGCATCTTGAGGGCATTGCCTATGTGAAAGGGCCTGTACTTGTTACTGAGCGCTACTAAGATCGCCGCACGTGGCTGGACGTAATCAATCGTCCTTGCTCGGTGTAGCTTTTCAACCTCGTATCCGTTGTCTTTCTCTGCCATCAGCACCGAGTAGTACTGATTGTAGATTTTTTGAATCTGCATATGTGATGTCATACCATAAAGATTGGTGGTGAACTTGTGTCTTGTACGTTGACTTTGAACTCGTATACGTAGTAGTCGTAGTGTTTCCCGAACTCTTCCTTGTGGTTCTTCGCCGCTTCGATGGCTGCGTCCTTCTTGTTGTATACCCCCACAGGGAAGGTGAATATCTCGTGTCGGTTATTCTTGGTTGCTGTGATTACGTATAGCATATCAGAATCCATAGTTCTTGGCGTCCTTCCTGATCATCAGGACATCCTTCACAAAGTCAGCATGCATTTCATGAACGGGTGTTTCTTCGTCGTTACGAAGCTTGTCTATGAATGACTCGCAGCAAGCCATGAACTTGTCAAGCATCATGGCCTTGTCTTTAAGTTCGTTTTGTTTTTGAATGTGGGTCATCTCTTGTGTGATATTCATTTCATTCCTCGATTAAGCCCTCGTCTAAGCATACTGCTAAGGTGGCGGCTATGTTAATAATCAGTTCTTCCATCGCTTGGGTTTCGTTCTCGTAATACGCAAGAACGTCAATCGATGAGTATCGATCCATGATGTCATGGATATGCTGAAGAGCGACGGAGGCCGTGCCAAAACGCACGTCACCTCCGTCATAAACTCCTTTCGCCACGGCGATTAAAGTTTTGCTCCCGACAGGTTAAACGCAAGCTCGAACGCTTTGTTGTCGAGCATAGTGTGACTGCCGACCATCTTGCTTGATTCTCGGCGAGCGGCATTGTTGCCACTGAGGTGAGTGGTGAACTTGGTTACGCCGTTGAACATACCCCAAGCGCTACGGCCCTTCTCATTCATCTCGGCCCATACCGCATCACGCAGGGCGTTAGCTCGGTTGAACTTCTTAGCGTTGATGTCTTGAGTTGGTCGAGCAAAGTCAACGTCAACCATAGCGGCGATGAACTTGTTGATTTGATCTTGGCTTACCGATTTCTTCGACATAGCGACCATCTTGTCGGCAGTCATCTCAGCGCTCAGGTTAACCGCCTCAAGCATCTTCTTGCTGCTGTCGATCATGCCAAGCACCTCCTCGATGGACCGCTGAGTGTGCTTTGCACGGCCTTGGTCTTTGAGACGTTTGACTGTCTGAAAGAATGTGTTTGAGCAGCTAATCGTAAGGCTTGAGTTGCCCCATGACAAGGCAGTTGTCCCGTCATGTGAGTTGATACATGTGGTGTAGAAGTCCACTCGGTCGTTGTTCTCTCCGATGCCGTTGATCTGCATGGGTGACTTGAGTTGAACGAACACCTTGCGGCCACCGTCCAGTACGCCAGCCCTGTGTACAGGTGCATTAGCATGGCTTGACACGGCGTTCACGAGATTAATCATTTGGCTATTCTGAAACAAGGTGTAGCCCTTCTTGACAGAGGCGAACACATCGTCGTTGTCGCTACGAACCACCGCATAGAACGGAGTCTCGGTTCCATCTGCGAGTTGAAGAGGGCGCTTCTCGACAGTCCAGTCGAGTGATTGAAATTGATTTTCCATAACGATTAAAGGTATTGTGTGAAGTTTGGATGAAATCCGATTGAAGTTAGAAAAAGCTTTATGTAAAGCGAGATAATCATTTGATTGATAGTTTTTTGGAGCCTATCGGTTCCAGTGATTCTTAATGCATACCCATATGGTGGCTTGAAATTCGTGTGGCTTGATGCCAAACTCGTTAGCTACCTTGATGGTCTCTTGTTCGATTACGCTGTATTGTTTGGAGGTGATTGACTCCTGCACTTGAATAGGTGACTTGCTCGTGGTCTGACATGCTCGGATGTGCCACCGATCTATAGTGACGTGTGACGGGTCATCTTCTCCTACGTTTCTTGCAAAGGCATACGTCTTTGGGGATGACTTCAGAATCCTGAAGTTTCCTACGGCAATCTGAAATGCTCGCTTTTTGTTTGCGTTGAAAGTGCATACGCTGACTGCATCAGGAGACATGCCAGCAGCGCAAGCTGAGAGAACGAGTTCTGCGTCAATCTTGTTTCGCTTCCACTTGTTGTTAGGTGAAAGCGCACTCACTACGCCAGCCGCAATCTCTTTGGTCACCCCGTATTTATCTGAGAGAAACGAGGCGAACTGACTTGCCTCGGTGTACCACCGTTGACCCTCGTACTTATCCTCAACAGTGGCCTGTGAATACCAATGCTTCAGGTTGCGGCGAAGTTGCTTACGAACTTCTGCGTTTTTGGTTACTTCGTTAATCTTCATTTTTCTTAAATTCAATTAGTTGCTCTCGCAATTCGATGTTGTTTGTGATTGTGATGGCCCACCCAAGGATGGTGATGATCCATAGGGATGACTCGTAGAAGGGGTGTATCATTCGTTGTTGTACAAAAACGACAGCCCGTAATCATCTAACATCTGTCCAATTTTCTCACGGGTGTATAGGCATTCTTCTCGTGCGTCATCAGACATATCATCCTTGTGCTTGTATCGTACTCGTAGGCCTTCTATCAAGTCGTGAATCATCAACGCCATCTTAGCTCCGTTTGCCGCACGATTGAACTCAGGCTCCTGTTCAGGGAGTTCAAATTCCATTGTTACTTTCATGTTTTTATCTGCTTGTTAATTAGTTAGTTATTTCCACAGAAGGAAACGCATTTCCCTCTGTGGAATAGTCACCAGCCATAGTCAAATAGTCACCAGCTAGAGTTAATAGTCACCAGCACCAGTCAGGTTTTGTCATCCCAGCTTCTTTGGGCAAACGATTAAACCATACGTTTAGCAGTTCAATCAATCGGTGTACGTCTTCGTCTTCGAAGCTGCCGATTTTGTTGCCGTCAACAAAAAGGTCATAACCGTAGGTATGACAGCACCCATCTGCGCAAGTGTGGTGGTAATCCTCAAGAGTTATTTTCATTTCTCTTTGGTTTTGTTGTTACAGCAATCTTTCTCTTTCACCACAAGGTAATCGCAGTCAGCGCACCACACATAGGTAGGGTCGTAATCCTTGCGTAGGATAGCCATAGCTTCGTTGGCTTTCTCGTCGTTGCCTGTCTCGGCAAGCGAAATCAGTTGCTGTTCGTTCATTGTTATTTCTCTTTGGTGTCTACTTTTATAATCCTATCCAAGAGTTCTGCAAGTTCTGCTGCGTTGTCAATAGACCAGCCAGTGGTTCGTAATACGAAGAACCCATGATGAAGATCAAACGGATTCTGATATTCGATGGTAATCTCTTCGTACTCACTCGTCGTTCCTTCGGTGTTACCTTCTTGTCCAAAGGTGAAGCTTGCGGACATGAGTTCTGGTTTCATTTGACTTGTTTTTGCTGGGTGTTTAGGCTTATACCTCATCGGGTATTCGTTGTAAATAATAGGGTGTTTTTACAACCTATCGGGTGCAATTTGACCTGTCTTAATTTCATCCATGACTACCGCGTCTATTGCTTCTATCATCTTTACTAATGTATCTCGTAATTCCTTAAGACTCCTTCCTAAGAGAAGGGGTTCGCCCTTCACAATAAATTCGCCCTTATCATCAAAGCATAAGTACTCAAGCGAGTAGTACGGAGGGCGGGTTGCCTCTTGAACAACCCTATACTCAATTTTCCTAGCCATCTTGTCTTTGTTTTAAGTCCTGAAAAGTGATGTCAAACCGCATTTGAATGTCCTGAAAAGTGTAACGGGGGTAGCACAATGGTCTTTTCACCTTGGATTTCCTTTAGGTCAAACCAAGTGTTTACTTCAAATGGTTTTCCATGTAGGTAGTCATCTTCATAGTCTATAGCTACACAGATATAAGGATACCATGCACCTTGGATGGATGTCAGGAAGATGCGTTCTTGCCATTCCTCCTCATCTCGACTAACAAGTACTTTAGTTCCTGCTTGAATTCCAGTGAACTCAAAGTTGTTTTTTCCGATGTTGTTCATGGCTGATTAAAGGTTCAAAACTCAGGGGTTATGTCCGCTATCTGAGGCTTTACGTAATTGTTGATGTCGTTGCTGTATCGATTTCGGAAGTATCTCTTCACGCTTGCTGTGGTGTCATGCGCTTTGATCCAGTGTTGATACGGGTGAATCAAGTCGAACAGGAAATCAAGCTCTTCTTGCATCATTCCGTTAGCATCACGTGACTTGTTCTGCTCATAATACATCTCTTTATACCTGTTCATTCTATTTAATTTTTTTGTTTGACCTCGTAAACCCCCCACCCATACGCTAAGAGTGACACCACTCAACGATACGGGATCGACATTCACGCAGGGCAGGGGGTGAGGGGCGTTGAAAGACCGTCCTTGTAGGGGCGGTAGGACTTGAACCTACGGCCTTGATTGTATAAGAATCCTGCTCTAACCAACTGAGCTACGCCCCCATGTTGGTGCACCTTTCATAACGTAGAGGTGCAGGACTCTGTCTTTCAACGAACTTCGGCAAAGATATGCCGTTGTTTCCACATTTCCAAGGTTTCAAGCAACTATTTTTCCCTACTTCGTAGGACTGATTAAATGATAGCGTAGATGAGCTTCCCGATGGTCATGGCCTTGCGGAGGGTGCGTCCATCCAAGTTGTTCCCGCTGTTGTCTACCCAGTGTGGGAACTCACGTGGGTTGTACATGACCTGAACTAACGTGCCCTCTTTCCTCATGTCCAGCATGGAATCGAAGGCTTGGTTTAGGTCATTGAGATTCAGGCTATTAACCTGAACCTGCTTCGGTCGAAGCCATGCGCACACCGTCTTGTTCGCGCCTTCGTGGATCTTGCGTGCCGTGGACTTGTTATTGACGAGCGTCACGTCTTGCATCGTGAATGATGTGTTGTCGGGGTTGTAGTAAGAAACGGCCTCGTCTACTTTCAACTGCCAATGCTTGAAGTTCGGCCCTTGGGCGAGGTGGAATCGTAGCTTGATGTTGCTCATGGGTACATGATTTCTATGTTCGAGATGTAATCTTTGATTTTTTCCTCTTCCTCTTCGGAGAGTTCGGCTTTGCACAGCTTCTCTCTTGAGTCACGGTGAATTACGCTTGCCCGAATTAGCGTCACGGTTTCTTCGTAGAAATTGCCATGCCTGTATATGGTTTCCACAACCCAATTGGACAAAACAGTTTGGTATGCTGTTTCTTCGTCTCGCTCGAAAACTACGTCGACGTACTTGATTGAGATGACTTCGACCTCTTCATGGTCGTGGCCGTGCTCGAGGTGTGATGTGATTTTCATGGTTTTTTTGTGATTAGATAAACAAAAATTAGGATTATTGCAATAGCAATTAAAAAGTCAACTGCTTGTTTCATGATGTGAGCCGCATGAGGGATTCGAACCCCCGACCCGCTGAGTACAAATCAGCTGCTCTGGCCTCTGAGCTAATGCGGCTTTGGTGGCTGTTCACCAATGAGTTAGGTCAGTTCTTGTCCAACCACTTTGCATACGGGAAGCCGTTGCTTCCGATGATGTAGACACAGAACGACCCGTTCTTCGTGACGTAAACCGTGCGGCCTTCGAACTCGTTTTCAGTCGGTTGGCCCAACCAAACGGCATACGGATTGCCTGACTTGCTGGTGGCAGTCACATAGCGTGACCCGTTGTTCGTCTGACGTACAGGGAAGGTCTTGCCATCAAGCTCGAAGACGTCTTTCGTTTCGACACCTGAGGTGACATCGAATCCACCACCCGAAGAGGTCTTTGCGGTGAAGGTTTGAGCAGAAACAGCTACGCTGAAAGCGACGAACAGGGGGAGAACAAAAAAGTTTTTCATTGTAAATGAATTAAAAGGGTTTGTGTTTTGAGAGGGAATCAGTTGAACATTGCGTCTTCGAGACGCATATCGTGGAGTCGTGACAGGTAGTCACGGTAGGTGTTGCTTTCGAGGCAGAAGATGTGCCCTGTATTGGGGAATCGGACTGCTTCATCACCCTTGCGGATGATCTTGCCTGTCTCGTCACAGGTCGTGTCGTACCTGACGTTCAGGACGTAGGGGTCAAAGGTGTATCTCATAGTTCTTCGATTAACTTCGTTAGCTCTCGATTCAGTCGGCGCAACTCATCGTTGTGGAAGTCGATGCGCTCCTCAAGTGAGCGAATGATTTGCGTTGATACCCATTCGGATTTGGGTTTGTTGCACGTTAACTTTCTCATAACCAGTTCACTTTCTGCAACTCATCGGCCAACTTCCGTGCCTCAAGCATGGCGTAGGTACGCTGTTGTGTGTATGTGCCTGACGTCTGAGGTGAGGGGAGTGTGACCGCTGTTCCGTAGGAACGTGTCTCTTCGTGGGTCATGTACATGTAGGCCGCTTCGCCTCGCATGATTGCTCCGCAAATTGCGGTTTCAAGTTCGTGTCGTGTCATAACGTGATGTGATTGATTTTGATATTTGCTAATTCAGGGTTCTCTGCTTCCATGTCGGCGATGTCTTCAGCTCTGCTGATGGCCGCTCCCGAATAGAACTTAAGCCAGTCGTATAAGTCCTCTCGAACGTGCTTGTTAGGCCATCCTTTGGATGTGTAATAGTCGATTTTTGCCAAGCACTCTTCGTACCTGTTGTAGTAGTACTCCTCCGTCTCTCTAAGGCGCAGGTAGGTCTGTTCGATGTCGTTGCTCATGACGTGATGTGATTCAGAATTCAAGTTCAATTTCGTCGTAGTTTGGCTCGTCGTCGTCCGACCACTCGGTGTAGTACCACAGCTCGTCCTCGTAGGTGTCGTCGAGGATAGCCTGAAGGCTGTCCGTCATGGGTAACGTGAGGTCTGCGTCTGTGATTTCGCGGAACCCGTACTTGTCACGGAGGATGATGGCCAAGGAGCTGACATCGGAAGCATAGTACATGCCGTTGTCGATGCAGTATCCGTCGTACATGCCACGTCCTGTGACGGAGCATTGACGTGGGTAGCGGGGTGTTGTGATGTTGTCCATGTGTTTCGATTGATTGACACCGCAAAGATACGGCGATGAGTTCGACATTTCCAAATTTATTTTTTTAACCTTTAGGTTAGAGATAGATGGAGGTCTTGTTTGCGAGGTCGTAGATGGCCGCTTGCTCGTTCGCTTTCCCGAATGCAATCGCATCACCTAACGTGTCGAAGTGCTTGCTGTAATCTCCGATTAAGTTTCC